CACCTCTCTCATAAAACAAATCCATCTTTGCAGCTGTGTCATCTTTTTCAGGATTATAATCAGCTGGTTTTTTATTTTTCTTTGCTTGTTCAGAAACAAAAAATCCAGCATCAGCTCCAGTATTTCCTCCTGAGCCTCCAGCATCTCCACGACTTCCCATAGTTATCCTCCTAATAAAGTTTTTTTCTGAAGATCTTTATCTTCGATTTCAGTTAAACCAGTTCCAGTTAAGATTGTTGCTCTTCTGCCTTTACGATTTAAATTTCTTCTTCTTTCCTTTTCAGCAGCTTCAGCTTCTCTTGCTTCATCCTCAGCAGTAAAATCAGGCTCAGGTGGAGCTTGAATTGGTGGAGGAGGTGGCATCTTAGGTGCTTTAAATATTGATCCCATGATGCTCCTTATAAGATTGCTAAAACAATTATGATTACAGCCACTACTGCACAAGTTGTTTTATGTTCTTTAATGATATGTGGAATATGATCTTGTAGTTTCATTATAGTACCTTGTAGTTTGTATCGACATTAGTTTGCCGAACTTTGTTGTTAAATTTAATTTCATTAAGACCAGTTGCTAAAGTTCTCATTGCATCTGCTGCATGTGAGCTCCAATCATGAACTGGTTTAATTTTATAAACTCTTTCCTTATCAGAGAATTTTCTGTGATAATGTCTAAGAGCATTTACTAATGGACCGCAGTTATCGACATCAATAAAACATCTAGGCAGCACCATCTTTACAGCATGGATGCCATCTTCGATTGCCATTCTTGGAACTACTCTAAAACGCAATCCCATTTGATAAGCAGTCTCTCGTCTGGTTTTTCCAGTACCAAATTCTGTTTGATCTAAATCATGAGGACCATAATTATGCTCGATAATATAATCCTTCTCTTTTAGAACCTGAGCATAATGAGGAAAAGCCTCATTCTTATTTTCGTAATAATCAACAATATGAATGTTATGTCCGATCTGCTGAAAAAAGATAATAGCAGTCTGATCATTATAACCTAGATCCCAGGCTGTATTTACTGGATATGCTGGATCTATTGGAACTCTAGTTATTTGCTTTTTGTCATCCAAAGAAGCAATAACATCTCCATAGATAGATCCTTGAATATTGCCAATAAAAGAACATTCAAATTCTTGCTCATACTTTTGTGAGCCCATCACAGCTAATGCTGCATCTAATTCTTCTTTATCAACTATGCCAGTTTCACTAGCTTTAGCTTTATATAAAAACCATTTAGGATCGGCTTGTGCTTTTTGATAATAATCATAAAACAGATTTGCCATACCTTTTGGTGTTCCAACCAGGATCATAAAACCTTTTCGGTCAGACAAAGCTGGTGTTATGACTTCGTTAATAAGAGCTGGATTTATTTGTGCAGTCTCATCAATGATGCAGCCATCTAAATATATTCCTCTGATGCTATCTGGATTTTCAGATGACAAGAGCATTATTCTTGCACCATTAACTAGATCACATCTTAATTCTGTTTCGTTATACTTTGTTCCAGGAATATCTTTTGTATAATATTTTAAATAATCAAAAGCTATTTTCTTTGCTTGACCATAAGTTGGTGCAATGTAGGCAAACCTTGGATTATAATTCTTACAAGTCATTGCAGCTTTAATCAGATGATTAATGCACATAACTGTTTTGCCAAATCTTCTATGACAACAGAGTAGGCTGTATCTAAACTTTTCTATCTGCTCATGTATGAAAGCTTGTTGCTTCCTTGGAGTATAAGGTATTGTAACTTTCATTAGTGAAATGTTGGAACTTTATCAGTATGCCAATATCTCATTTTAATTTTAGCAAACACAAAGTCAGCAAACTCAATAATATCTTTTTGGTTTTCAAAACCATCAAAGCTAATAACAAGTTCATTGTTGTATGTTGTAAAGCTATAAGCTGATAAGTTTTTGTATTTATCTTTTAATTTATCGTTCATCTGTTTGTGCCTGTGCTTGACCTATAATTAATCGTATTAATACCGCTGGACTTTATTTGTGGTGTGGTCCTTTTTTACAGAAATATTTTTGTTACTCTGAGGTAAAACTACTTTTATTGATAGATGATCAA